AAACATATGATAATTTTTATAGTTTACAAGCAACATTTAGAAGAGTATATGAAGCATGACAATAATTACAGATTTACAAAAACAAGTTCCAGGTTCAGAATTAGTAGAGCTTTATGAAATAGAAAAACCAAACGGTACATTTGCTTATTTAACTCCAGGACAAGATTCAGATGGTAGTAGTTTACAAATCTACGACTATGATAGTAACTCTACTACAAGAACCTATACACCGATACCAATATCTTCAGATGGATTCGAAATAAAAGTCACAGGAGCAATCGCTAGACCTGTTTTTAATGTATCAAATGTTGGCACTACATTCACAACTTTAATGGGAACTACAGATATAGATTTACTAGTAGGTAAAAAGTTTATAAGAAGATTAACTTTAAAAAAATATTTAAAAGGAGAAAGTGCAGACCCTGGTTCAGGAAATACACCTGTTGAGTTTGTTCGTCAAGTTTGGACTATAAATAGAATACAAGCAGAGGACTCAACAACAATCAATTTTGAACTTGCAGCGCCTTTTGATTTAGAGGGAGTACGAATACCTGCTAGAAATATAATTTCAAATGCTTGTCCATGGGAATATACAGGAGCAAGTCCAGACTTAAGTGAAAGCGCAAAATGTGGTGCTTGCACTTGGAATAGAGAAGGAAAATTTACAAGAAGAAATGTTACTCCTGGTGGTGTAAATCCAAATGGTACGGAACACACAGTTTATGTAACTCTAGATAATGAGTATGTATTGCCAAGTACAACTTCATTTACAAACTATACTTCTGCTTCAAGCAGTACTTCTTTTACAGTAGATACAGTTATTAAAACTACAGGGAATAGTGTTACCAAAGTAAATGCTAATGGAACATATTCAACTGTTACAGTAGATATGTACTGGCAAGTAGCAACTGCAGGAGCAAAAAGTGCTCTAGGAACTCCTTCAGATACAAATACTAATTTTAAAAGATTAAGAGTTCATCAAGGAACATACTCAAATAGCACAACTTATAATGCTTTTACAGATGACAGATTAAATGATATGGTCACAGCAACAGCTGATGGATTAACTTTCTTGTGGAAAACAAAAGTTACTCATTCAGGAAATACTCCTGCATTTGGAAACTTCTGGAGAAGAGGAGATGAGTGTGGAAAAACACTTGAATCTTGTAATAAAAGATTTGGATTTAATCCTGTTGATGCAACTTCAGCAACTAGTTTACCAAAAGCAGCTACTAGTACTAATCAAGTTTTGCCTTTTGGAGCATTTCCTGGAGCAAAGAATTTCCAATGATGTTTTTACCTGAAATATTCGAAGCAGCTAAAGAAGCCGCACCAAGGGAAATGTGCGGACTCATAATAGAGCAAGATGACAGAAAAAAATGGATTTTGTGCGAAAATATTTCTACAGAAGAAAAATCATTTAAAATAGACGAAAAAGTTTTAAGTAAATATCAATTAATTTCAAAAATATTATATGTAGTCCATAGTCACTATATGGAAGATTGTAAACCAAGTGAGTATGATAAAAAGATGGCAAAAGTTTTAGGTATACCATATTTAATTGTATCATACCCAAAGTTAGGAGCAGAAGTTTATGACCCACGTTAAGTTAATGGGAGAAATAGGAGAAAAGTTTGGTTCTGATTGGCACATGAGTGCGACTTCTTTTCGTGATATATTTAAACTTATAGAATGTCAAACAGAAGGCTTTGCACAGTATATTAGAGAAAAAGCAGAGGAAGGAGTTGATTTTACAATACAAAATGGAGATGATTTAATAGACGATGGATTAGACTTACAAATTGCTCCACCTCAAAATACAGTAATAATAACACCAGTTGCAACAGGAGAAGGAAGTTTAAGTAATGCATTAAAAGTAATTTTAGGTGTTGTACTACTTATATACGGCCCTGGTTGGATACAAAATTTTGAATGGGCAGCAGAAGCAGAAGGAACTATGGAAGCAGCAACAGCGATTGAAGGTATAGGTACTTCATATGCAACCGGCACTACATTAACAACAGCAGGACAAGTAGCAACTTGGGGAGTTCGTGCACTTGGTGTGGGACTTGCAATGAGTGGTGTTACAGGGTATCTAACACCTGATAGTCCCTCGAACGCAGGAGAGTCTTATTTATTTAATGGCCCACAAAATAATGCAAAAGAAGGAATAGCCGTACCACTACTATATGGTAGATTAATAGTAGGTGGAGGTATAATAAATTTTGGTTTCATAGAAGATAAAGTTACACAACAACAATCAGGATATACAAGAGTAGTACAAGGGCAAGACGCACCTGCTAACTCAGACGAAGAAACTGATGACAGTTCAAGAGGAGAAGATATATAATGAGTTATGCTAAAAAAATGGCACAACTAGCAGCTGCTAATAGAAAGGCTGCACAAGCAGCCGGAGCTCTAAATGAAGATAGTAAAATAGATAGCCCAAATGAGCATCAAACTGCTGTTGTATACGATTTAATATCAGAAGGGCCTGTTGAAGGACTACAGGGTGGAACTGATGGTATATATTTAGATAAAACTCCTGCTACAATCGGTACAGCAGGACAAAAATTTAACGTTCGTAACTCAAATAATGTAAGCTATAACAGCTCCAATCATACTGTAACTGATAATAATTCAACTCTATTTGATAATCTAGCAGTAACTGACGGCGAGAGATATATAAGAATAAAAGGAGCTAAGAAAACTGCAGATAATGCTAGTGCTACAAAAGGTACAGTAGTTATTACTACAGGCAGTTCATTTTTTGCGGAAGATGATGAAAGCAGAAATGATGTCGAAGGAATAGCAAATTTAAAACAGTACATAAGACTAGCAGGAGCAGGATATAGAGGTTCGGCACTAGTTGCAGAAGTAGTTAGGTATGTCTCAGCAACACAAGTAGAAATAAACAGACCAATTGTAACAACAGTTAGTAGTGTAAATGTTACTATTGATGCAATTAAAAAGATTGCAACTATCACTAATGCCTCTACAGCAACAGTTTCAGATGTAACTGAGTTTGGCACTACAGATAGAACAGTATCAAATGTTGACGCAGAACTATCTTCTGCTGTAGTAAGTATAACAGGAACTCCTGTATACAATCATCAAAATTTTCAATATGCTTTTAAAAACGGAACTCGTTCTCAAAACTGGTTATCAACATTTAGAGGAATAGGAAGCTCCTCAGTAATACACTCAGCAAGTCAACAAGTAGCACAAACAGATTTATCAACTAGTGTAGGTATTCCTGTAGATAATACTACAAGTGGAGGATATCATTCAGATACTTCTGATGCAAGTGCAAGTCCCATAACAATATCTGCAGCAACAATGGGAGTAAGCAATCAAAGTGAAATTGATAAAGTAAAATTAACTTTTAAGTTTCCTCAAATAATAGCTTCTAAAAAATCAAGTGGTAAAGAAGCAAGTACTTTTGTAGAGTTAAGAATGTTTTTGGGATTCAAAAGACCTGGAGATAGTAGTTTTACTGAAGTATTATTAAAAGGCCCCTCAAATGCAGACTTACTTGCTAGACCCAGCAATCAAAGAACTAGAAACTTTGATGGAGAACATGGATTTAATAGTGGCTATATAAGAGCAAATACAAAAACACCTTTTGTAGAAAGTTTTACTTTAGACCTTGGACCTTTTCAACCTATATCTGACTATCAAATAAAAATTGAAAGAGTAAACCCAACAAATGCTAGACATGGAGATTATGACCATTTAAATCCTTGTGAGTTAGTAAGTATTGAAAATATTATAGAAGATAAATTATCATATCCGTTATCTGCTTATGCTGCCACAATATTTGATGCACAAAGTTTTGCAAAATTACCTACTAGAGCATATGATGTAAAAGGATTAAAAGTAAAAGTTCCAACTAATTACTTCCCTAGAGGAGAAGATGGAAGAACTGCAGCTGAATATGATAGAAATGTAACTTCAGGAGCAAATGAAGGAAGTTATCAACAATGGGACGGTAATTTTAGAGGGGATACAGATACATTTAATAATTCAAGTGCAAACTTTAGTCCTGTTTGGACAGATAATCCAGCATGGGTTTACTATGATTTAGTAACAAATAATAGATATGGTATAGGTAAATATATAACTGAAGACCAAATTGATAAGTATGAATTATTCAAAATAGCAAAATATTGTGATGAACTTGTAAGTGATGGTAAAGGAGGGACTGAACCTAGATTTACTTGTAATTTATACTTGCAAGAATCAGACGAGGCATTTAAAGTATTACAGAATGTTGCTAGTATATTTAGAGGAATGTTATATTGGTTTGATGGACTTATGCAGTTCTCTCAAAATAGATATCAAACTCCTGTATACACTTTTAATAAATCAAATGTTATTGCAGGAATGTTTAAATATACTTCATCTAAAAAACAATATAGAAGTAATCAAGTAAATGTAACTTGGAATGACCCAGAGGCCTTTTTCAAAAAAGCAGTAGAAACAGTAGAAGATACAAATAATATATTAGAAACAGGTAGAGTAGTTACAAAAGATGTTGTAGCATTTGGTTGCACATCAAGAGGACAAGCACATAGATTTGGTAAATGGACATTACTTACTGAATTAATGGAAACTGAAGGCATTGCTTTTGATACAAGTATAAATGCAGGATACTTAAAACCTGGAGATGTTATATTTGTACAAGATTCAGCAAAAGAACAAATAAGAAATAGTGGTAGAATATCTACAGGTAGCACAACGACTGCAATAAAAGTTGACAGCGCTGTTGACTTATCTAGTGGAAACACTTATAAATTATCTATAATATATCCAACAGGAGGAGCATTTCTTGCACAAGAAACTGCTGTAATTGATTCAACAACATTTAATCGTGGAGACCTAATACTTCAAGCTAATATTGGGGGCAGTGTTACAACTATTTCTACAAGTCAACAAGCACAAAACGCTTTAGATGATAGTGGAAATTTATTAGATTTAAGTTGGAATCCAAATAGTAGAGTTGCTCTC